AACTTGTCCAACAGTTTCAATTGATTTTCCATATTTATCAAATTCGCCCGTGCCTTTAGAAAGCGCGGCAGAAATGTCATCCATGCTGACACCAATGCCAGCTTTGCCAAAAACTTCTTTAATTGCTTTAGTTCGTTCAAATTGGTCGCCAATGTTTTTAAATCCATCAGCAACACGAATGATTGATTCGTAAGGGCTTAATTTTTTAAGATCACCAAACGCAATCCCAAGTTTTTCAAATTGAGCAACAGCCGCATCGTTTCCATCTCTAGCATCAGCAAGTTTGCCAAACAATGTACTAATAGCTTTATCTGCATTTTCCGCTTTGCCACCGCTAGATTGCAATGCATCACGAAAAGCCAAGACTTCGGGAATGCTTAAACCAAAACTTTTAGAAAGATCGCTGACTTCATCTGACAATGCAACAGCTTCATGGTACAGCGCACCCATGCCAATAGTAAGAGAAGCAATGCCAGCATTTTTAAAATCATTGGCAAGCCCTTTAACTCGATTGCCCAAATCATTAAATTGGGATTGCAAATCTTTGGCAGATTTTTTAGCAGCGGCGGTGGCTTTATCAAAATCAACCGTCACTAGACCAAGTTTTACCGATAGGGAGCCAATTTGTGCCATGCTATGTGCCTTTTGCGTTCTGTTTGGCTATTTTACGGGCTATTTCATCCATAGCAATTTTTAGGCTATCAGCAAGAATGTCTGTTACTAGCTTTGTGTTGGCTTCAAGAGCAGGGCGCAAAAAAGGATGTTGCGGAGTTGAAGCATTTCCAAACTCTTGGGAAATTGCAACAGGGCGCTTGCCTCGCCATACGTTTTGAAATTTCCCACGTTTATTCAATATGGTGTGAAGCGTTGATTCATTTCGCAATGGACTAGCAGACACCCGCGCCATGTAGATTTCGCCTGGAACGTAATACTTGCTTCCTTTGTCGCCCTGATTAGGACGGTGAACTTTCATATAAATTCGTTCTGCAAGCTGACCCGTGTCTTTGGGGGCATTTTGTTTTGCAGCATTAAGAACAGGGGTAAACGCACGTTTCATTGCATCACGCCAAATGCGATCTGTTTTACCTTTGCCAACTTCTTCTTTCAATGCATCCATTGCGGCAAATAATTCGGAAAAACCTTCAACGCTATATTCAACTGCCATTTATTTTCTCCATGTTAAAGCCTGGTGCGCTTGTAAGAAATGCCAGCAATGTGTTGCTCACCTTTTCGGTTTCTGGAACTTCAAGGTCGGGGTTTTTATCGTATTCTGCAATCCAAGGAAAAATAGAATCTGTCTTGTAAGGCGCTGCGCCCTTTTCCCGAAAGTAATTGTAAACAGTCGCAGTCAGCGGGGCTAAAGCATCAAAGACATTTTTCCCGCCAAGCATCCCATCATGCCACATCACGCAGATTTCTGCGAATGTTTCTTCGTCTATTTGGTCAATGCTTTCTACCGTATGACCATTAAAAATCATTGCTGCCCGTGCTTGGGCGCTAACTGAACGTCTTAGTTTTTTTTTGATTCTTTGTAGTTTGGCTTGATGGCTTCATCAATCTTGCTAACAATTTCACGAATGACGGCTTCTGGAAATTCTTCCGCAATTTCATCGTAGCTTTCCGTGATTGGTTCTCCAGTCGCAGATTGCAAAAGCGAAAAATACTTTTCCACTTGAGTCTGCCAAATGGCGGTCATTTTTGCAACTTGACGAACGGATGTGCCGTCCACGATTACGTCATCATTGGTAATTAGAATTTTGTCGCCATCTTTATTTATAGCATCTAAAAAACCTTCTTCAGCATCTTCTAGCGTTTTACGCAATGGAGAACTAAGGCTTTCATAAATAGCATTTACACGCGCCGAATCGGGTTCGGTGATGGAACTTGCCAATGCATCCATTTCGCGCTTTACAGGAATGCGAACCTTAATATCAAAAACCACATCATTGGCTTGAACTGTAATTGTCTTGAATCGTGCGCTGGCTCGGACATCTGAATAATTTGTGCCCAATTTGTTTGCAAATGTCATGTCTTATCCTTTGATTATCTTGTCAAAAATTTCCTGATTGAGCGCTTGCACATAATTGACCACTTCCACAGGGGTCATTTGTGATGCGTGATTCTCGGCTATTTTATGGGCAAGGCTGACTGCCGTTAACTTTTGCTGGCTACGTCCAAACCAATCCTTGCGTTCGCCCATTTGTTTAACAAGGAAGTCCAACAAATCGCCTGTATTTTGTATTGTGTTTTGTGATGTGTTTTGTGTTGTCATTTCAAGAATCGTAGTTTGTAAATTGTGCTGTCAATCAATTGTGCAATTTCATCGGTGATGTTTTGCAGTTCGGTATCTTGTGGGAAGCCGTCAGCGTTTCGCAGTTCAAAGACTTCATCCTTCAGATACATCATGTAATCCATTGCATCGGTCGGTGGTTCAAAGCCGCTAGTGAAGTTTGTCAGCAAGCCGTATTTACCTTGGAATGCTTCTACAAAGTCGTCCACATGGTCGCCGATTTCCGTGTAGTAAGTCTCCAGCGCCTTGTGCTGAGAATAGGAAAGGCTTATCAAATGAAGGATGTGAGCGCCCGTCACACTATGCAACAGGCACATCACAAACTCCATTACTGGGTCGGCTTGTTGTTGCTCAACGCTGAATTTCATGGTATCGCCTTGTTGTGAATATCCATTGGCATAAGCCGCACGACCTACAGCTTGCGCTTTGGCTTTGGTAGGAAAGGGGCCTTTGCCGCCCCAATACCAGCCATCAGGCTTCTTGGCTATTGGCATTTACAGGGTTGTATTTAGACAACAAACGCAAAGCCACACCTTCGGCAGAATCAGTTTCTACAGAAGCCAATGCAGCAGCAACTTCGTTGGCATCAACCAATGAAAACCTAGCGATTAAGTCTAAGTCTCCATTAGCTGAAACCAACCCCTCAACCACTTGGTTAAGGGATTCCATTATGTGTTGCTCCAACCGTACTGATTGCCACGGGGTTGAATCGTAAACGTGCATTTAGCCTCTGCGCCTGGCTGTGCGTCAATTTGGAACTGAGACACGCGACCGTTGAAAGCATAAGCAATTGTGGTTGCACCGCTAACGGCAGCAACAACAAACGTGCGATCAATCACGCCGCTGTATGCATCGCCACGAATCAGCAACAGACCAGCGTCAGAAGGATTCCAAGCTGCCGTGATGGTCATGCTAGTAGGTGCACTTTGAGTCGGGATTTTGTCCGATTGACGCGAACCAGCAACAGCAAAAGATGCAACTGCATCGTCTTGACCAAAGGCAGGGACGGCTTCTACGTTCAAGGCAGTTCCTGATGCGCCAGTTCCGTTTGCCACGGTTCCGACCAAGGTTGCAACTTGACCTGTCCAAACTGCAAGGTTTGCGGTACTGAATGCCGTAGGCGTAGCGCCCGTTTGCATCCACATTGAGGCACTAAAGCCAGGTAGAACGACTGCTGGTGCTGCCATGATTTACTCCTAATTAAGCGTTGTTGACCCAACCGTAGAGATTTCCACGGGGTTGGACGGTAAAGGTAGCCTTAGCTTCTGCGCCAGGTTGTGCATCAATCTGCCATTGCGAGACACGACCAATGAAGCTGTAATAAATGATGTTTGTTCCATCAGTAGCAGCAACCACAAAGGTGCGGTCAACAGTACCCGAATATGCATCACCACGCAACAACAGCAGGACGGTATCGGAAGGATTCCAAGCCGCGGTAATGGTCATTGAAGTCGGTGCAGACTGCGAAGGAATTTTGTCGCTTTGGCGGGAGCCAGCAACGGTGAACGATGCAACCGCATCATCCTGACCGAAGGCAGGGATTGCCTCAATGTTCATCAAGTTGCCCGAGACAGCAATAGCTGCCACGTTTGCCAAGGTGGACAGTTGAGCCAATGTCAACGGGGTTGGGGTGGTCAAAGGCTGTGCATACATTGATGCAGAGAAGCCAGGTAAAACTTTATTTGGGAGCGCCATTTTTCATCCTTTAAAAAAAATATGGTTTATTGTTTTATGTTGGGATGTCCAATGTGCAATCCATAAAGACTTCTGCCAACTTGTTTTCGTTGTCATAGGAATTGTAAAGCCATTGCACATCAGCTTTTGAAATCTGAAAACCATTAGTAGAGCCGCCAAATAAGCCGCTGTACCCGTGGAGCGATTGCAAAATCTGATTAGATATTGTAAATCCATCTTCCACCAATTGGGTAAAAACGGAAATCTGAAATACCGGACGATCAATGCCTTTGTTTGCTTGGTTGCTACCTGTATATACAGGCTGGTGAACATTGCGAAGCATCCAAGTAATGAATTTTGGCTCCGTGGCAAAGTTACGGTTAAACGCCGCATACACAGGAACGGGCGTAACAATGCTTGCCAGTTGATACTGAATAGCCTTGCCGTATTGAACCGGATTTTGTTGCGTTGCCATTAGACAGCCACCACAGGGTCATTGCGAACACAAAGGAATTTAACAGTCATACGATCATCGGCTTCGCGCACATTGTCTACTCGCCAGTCAAAACCGCGCCATGTAATCGAATACAGGTTTTGATTATCAATGATTGCTTTGGTGTTGGGCGTGTAATTCAGCGTAAATTCAACAACATCTGAATAAACCCGATACTTGTCTGTAATCTTTACATGGTTAGCAACCGAATGCACTCGCGCCCGTGTAGTAAACCAAAGGGATTGAGTCGTGCTTTGCTCACCAAAGGACGATTGCCCAAAGGTCAAGTTGTTGACGTTGATGTTTTCAAACCGTGCGATTGCCATTTACATCACCAAAGGCTTGTAAGGACGAAGCAAGGTAGCAACACCAAATGGGATGTTGTTTAGCTTGGCATCAGTCGTGTCGCTACGATTGTTATATAAATGAGTCAGCAACAACAGTCCTGCTTGTTTAATGACCGGATAAGCCGACAAAGGGTTCGCTACTGTTGAGTAATCAAGCACAATGGGCGCTGTCATTGTGGAATTAATGCTGGTTGGCAATGTCTGCACAATCAACTTGTTGCCCGAAGCATCGTAGTAATACTGCGAAGAAGCAACTGTTACCGCAACCGGCGGGAATGCATCTGTCCAGTATTTCAGCGAAGTAATGCTTACGCCAGCAAGCGAGGAATTGTAGTTTTGGCTTACTTCGGGAATGTCCAAAGACAAAGGAGCCGCAGCAAGGCTTTCTATGCCGTACCAGACGCGATAAGACACGGGGAAAATAGACATCCCCAAGTAATCTTCTATCGCTTGCCGTACAGCCACTTCAAGGCCAGACAGATACGCATCTTGGCTTTCATCGCCAAACAAATTTAATTGATTGGTGATTTCGGTCAACGACAACCAAGGCGTTGCATTGTCACGGTTTATCTGCTCAACTTTTACATAGTTGAACGGATTGCGCGTGACTGCCCCGAAGGGCAATCCATCAATAATGGAGTTCGCGGCCATTTTAGGTTCCTACCAATACCACGCCTGCAAATGGGTTTCTTACGGTGCTTACCATGCGCTTTTCCGCAAACAGCGTAATAAAACCAGGTGTTGTCTCTTCCATTGCTTGAATAGACATTTCTTCAACGTCAGCAATGGTCAAAAATTGCGGCCAATTAGCAAGAACCATTGAGCGCGACCCCGTGCTTGGAGCATCAAGGTAAGGATTAGGAATAACGGGAAAGCCCAACATTGACACCAATTGCCCGCCTTCTGTGCCGCCAGTTTCTTGGAACAATGGCAAGCCCGCAGTGTTTTTAAGTTGGCGAATTGACAAAATCAAACTGGGGTGAATGTGCCAAGCGGTTCCAGGCAAGCACCAATATTGAGAAGGCAACGCGTTGGCCATATTAACGACCAAATTAAACGTTGGCACGGTAGAGCTTGCGCTAATTGCTGCAAGCGTATGCAAACCGTTGGTAATGGCGACGCCAGAAGAGCCGTAAGCGGCCACGGAGCTTGTTGGGTAGCTAGAGATACCGCGCAAGCCGTCTGTGCCGCCTGTAGTGGTCGTGGTGGTTCCAGTCTGGTCGTTGTTGACGGCCATTGAGGCGGCTTCGATAGCCGAGAACTCCAGCATCAAGTCTTCAACGATGGTTTGGTTCAAGTAGTTGATGTCCGACATAGCAGCCGTGCGGATCGGCAATTGGGCCGTAATCACGCGAGTTGGAATCTGCCAGATCGAAGTGTTGGTGCCGGGCGTTCCGGTGTTGGGGGTAAATGTATAGCCCCAAGGGTTTGTCTGATCAGCCGCATTACCAGTCTTGGCAACGAATTGGGCGCTGGAGCCAGCAACCTTGATTTGTCGTGCGCCCATACGGAATGGGTTTGCATAACGCAACGCTGCGAATGCATCATCAAAATAAGTGCGTCCACCTTGTCCACCGCCGCTTCCACCCAAAGAGGCAGCTTCACGCAAATCAATATTTACTTTTTCTCCGGTTTCCAGAGTTTGCTTAATGCCGTCAAGGATTTTTTCGGTGATAGTTTTCATGGTTTCTTCCAAGTTAATTTATCCAATAAGAGGGGCCGAAGCCCCCCTTATTAAATCCGCTATTAGGCGGCAGCAGTACCGGTGGAACGATAACGCACCAAGGCGTTGGGGTCGCGCACCGAGGTTGCCAGACGCTTTTCACCGTAGAAGGTGATGTAGCCTGGCAGGGTTTGGTCATAGCGGCGCATAACCATGTTCAAACGATCAATGATGGTATGACCGCGAGACCAGTCACCGAAGAACATTGGGTACTTGGATACAGTACCAGCCGCGGCGGTGGCCAATTGGCTAGGAGTATCAAGGTACTTGTTCATCACCACATCAAAGCCCAATAGTTGACCAATAATGCCATCGGGGTTCAGAGATTCAACAGAGTTGAAAATCGGGCGACCGTTGGTGTCTTGCAAACCGCGGATGGCTTGAGCAAGGATTGGCGAAACCATGAACTTGGTGGATGGAGTCCAGTATTGTTGCGGCAGGGCGTAGATCGTGTTGATAACGTCCTTGTACTGGATGTTGTTTGCGCCCACGGTGTTAGCGTTGGTGGTGATCTGGTCATAGGTGGCCAGATTGTGCAAACCAGTCGTAGAACCCGTACCGGAAGTACCGAACGAAGGCGTAGAGGTCGTGCCGCCAGCGTAGGTCGAGTTTGCGCCAGGGTATTGGTCAAGACCACGCAAGCCATCAGCGCCACCGGTGGTCACAGAGGAACCTGTACCGGATTGGTCGTTGTTGGCAATCATGGATTGGGCTTCAGCTTGAGCAAACTCAGCCAGCATATCGTCAACGATGTTGGCTTCCAAGCCATCAATGTCGTCCAAAGCCGCAGTACGGATTGGGAACTGGACGTTAATGTCTTTCAGCACCAATTGCCAGATCGAGGTGTTCTCAGTCGTGGGCGTACCGTTGTTTTGGATAGCGTAGCCCCATTGAGCGCCAGCGTTACCGGTTTTGACACGGAACTGATAGGACGAACCATCGGTTGCCACAGTGCGAGACAGACCGCGCATGGGGTTAGCCAGACGCAGAGCAGCAAACACAGGGTCGTAGCCAGTGCGACCACCTTGACCGTCACCACCAGCGGTCAGGCCAGCAGCTTCTTTCATGTATGCGTCATACTGGTCAACGCTTTCAAACATCTTCAGTTCTTTTTCGCCCTGACGACCTTTGTAGTAGGTAGACAGTTGTTCACGCACAGCACGGTTGACATCGCCGCGAACGGTCTTTGCAACTTTGATGATGGCGGGAGCCTGCACAGCGGAAACTTTAGCTTCCAAGGCAGCGATTTGTTCCTGCATTTCGGCTTTGATAGCGTCAACAGCAGCGGGGATTTTTGCTTCTACAGCGGAGACGGCTTCGGCTTGTTTAGCTTCGATAGCGTCCAGTTTTTCAATGATAGCTTGGGACATGATTAACCTTTCAGTCGTTTTTCAAGAGTTTTAAGAAGTTCACGTTGCTCAAGAGCCGCGAGAATTTCCACGTTGGTTGCCTCCGCATCAGAATCACTCTGAATCGGTGCAGTCTCATCAGGCAAAGTAACGGCATCACGCTGTTCCAATACCTTTTTGAAAGTAGATGCAGCGGCAACCGCATCACTCTTGGAAAGTCCAACATCACGCAGGGCTTGTTCCAAAATCTTTAAATCCGCAGTACCGTCAGGACGGAAGTATTCCAACTTGCTGACGTTTGCCTCGGGGTTGTTGGGGTACATCACAATGGAGACTTCACGCAAGCCGCCTTTTGTGATTTGAAAGTATGCTTCTTCGCTTTGGTCGGGTTCGTTATCAGCGTTGACCATTTGGTATTCATCGGCATAAGCCGCCACCGAAACGCCGCCAAACATATTGGGGGATTCCTGCATTACGGTGTAAATGTCTTTGCCAGCGGTGGTATTTGTAAAAATGCGCCCTTGAGCAACCATGCCTTCTTTGGTAAATTCAACGGAATCCCATTGTCCAACAGGCACAGCATCTGCATTGTGGTTTACAAACATTGGCATGGGCTTGCCGTCAGCAGCAAAGGCTTCTGCCCAATCCATAAAGCCTTCTGGCTGGTAATTAAACCGCCGACCATCAGCGCCTTCCCGTGCGCCCCATGTAGTAATGGTGGCTTCAATCTTTCCGCTTTTCCCTTGCGCTTCCGTCATCAGACGGGCTTCGCAAATCAAGGTTAACGTCTTTTTCATGGATTACCTCAGTAGGTGTTCGGTCAATATCGTATATTATTTTACGCTTATTGAAAAGCGTCTTTTTTGTGATATTGCTTAATCGTACCACTTTTTGAAAATGGTCGGTTTGCATTATTTACCAATGTTCATTTTTTTGGTTTGATTGCCGCCACCGCCACCCGTGTCTTGTGGGCTTGTCCCTGCAATTGTACTTGCGGATTTAGGCTCTTGCAATTCATCGCCGCCTTCAATATTTGGCATTCCAAGGTGCTGGCGTCCCTCATTAGCGGTCATAAGTCCTGCACCAACACCAGCAACAGCATAGTTCATTTGGTCAAGAGGTGCGCCCTTCAAAAAGTCTGAAGTGTCAAATTCAATGCACAAATTTGGGTATCCCTTGAACAAATTTTGTTTCAGTTTTTGCTGAATGTTAACCAAGGTTGGGAACATGGTTGATTTGTAGAACTCGTCCAACAATGTCTGCGTATTGTTAAATTTACCTTCGCCGATGCCAATCATTTGATGCGGTACACCAAACAAAGTACAAATGCGCTTCATGGTTTGTTCTTTAAGCGCCGCAGCATCTGTATCTTGCAAGGTAAGCATTTTCAAAGGCTCATATTTCATGCCTTGATCTAGCAACATACCTTGGCCTGGCTTGCTTGGGTCAGACTGGCGGCTTCCCACCATCGATGACCACGCCTCCTTCAGACGGGCAGCAATCTCTTTGTATTTTCCATCAGGAATCACGTTATCAGTTGTAAACATTCCCGAAGGCTTTGCTCCGTTCTGCATGACGTAGTTGGCGTAAAGATCAATGTCTTGGTCAAGGCTGACTAGTTCAGCCGCCAGCAATCCTTTATTAAAACCAGCAGAGCCTTGCCATCCCATTTCTTTAACGTGCATGACCTGATGCGCCGCCAAGGGTTCGTCACGATTAAAGCCGTAGGAAGGCGTAGACAAACGATAGGACGGATAGCGGGTGGGCGTAATGGTGACGGCAATCAAAGTGCTGTCCAGCAAATACATTTCCAGCGGGGTTTCCGTGGGTGATTTTTGGTCTTTTCTCCACCACAAAGTGAACGCCTCGCCGCTGAGTTCGTACCACATCATCCATTGATACCAAAATTCGTATGTGGTCTGGAAGTTATTAGGCTGGTTTAACAGAGCAATTACTTGCTTTGCTTTGGCCTTGTCCCTTGCGCCAACATTAGGCGATTTGATGGCATCAACAAAACTTCCATCATCAGCTTCGCACATTACCCTAATGGGCAATTGGCTTAATGCACGGGCTTTTACAGCCACACAAGACATGATTGTGGAATTACGGCTTAACAGACTAATATCAACTGGTCGGCCTGCGCTGTTTGTCGTGCCGGTGGTGACGTACAGAATCTGCGTATTAACCGTTGGACGGGTATTAGAACCCGTATAAACGATGTTATTTCCTAACGCAGTTTGGCCAAAAAGCGCGTTCGCTTCTTTGTTTTCGCTTGATTTTGGTTTGAAAATGTCAAATAAAGCCATGATTTTCCTTAGAAAGTGCGGAAACCGAACCCGCCCATCGTAGCATTGTCCAGCGAACAATGCATGGCAATGATTAAACTGATAATACCATCAACCTTTGCCGATTTGTCTGCTTCATTCTTACGAACCTTTACGTTTCCGTTTACATCTTCATAAACTTCGCAGTTTCCAAGCTGCCAGCCGACAAAAGGGTTGCCATCGTGTTTAACACTGTAGTTCAACAGTAACTTTTCAACGTGCTTGCTTGGATTGCTCAAAACCGCCATACCTTGCCCAACCTTTTTGACAGGTAAGCCAGCATCGTTTAATCGAGCAACAAGACTTGCCGCATTGTAGGCATCAAAGCCGATTTCTTTAATGTCGTAGATTTGGGCTTGCTTGATGATGTAGTCGCTAATCTCGCGATCATCCATTACATTGCCTTCGGTTACTTGCAAAATCCCCGAACGCCGCGCCACATCAAAGATGTCGCCGTAATGTTTAGGGATTAAATCATACCCATCCTGCGGTAAAAAGAACTTAAATTCGGCTTCGTAATCATCATCCGCAAAGCGTTTTAGGGTGCAGACAGCGTTTAAATCTCGCGTTGCTGCCAAGTCAAAACCCATGAACACGGCTTCAGGCTCCCGTTTTTCACCCAATTTGCAACGGTCATCGTCCCAATATGCGCGGTCAATCCATGCGGAATTTGCGCTGACATACAGGTTTAAGGTCTTACAAAGGAATTCATTCAATGCCGCAGGCTTGTGTTTGGCTTCCTCCGCACGTTGGGCAATGGCATCTTCAAAGACGCTGATGCCGTGCATAGGGTTTGCTTTTGCCCATGTGGCAGGGTCGCGCCAATCATCGCCAGGATCTAGGCTGTACAGCAAGCCAAACCAATGCGGGTTATCCGTAGCTTCGCCGGTCAGCATGGTCTGAAGCATCGTCATATCTTCGTAGAACTTGGTTTCCTTGGTAAAGCTGGCGGTGGTGATGTAGACACGCAAAGGGTTTTGCCGAGCAACCATGCCCGAATGCAACACCTCAATGGAGTTTCGGTCTACGATCTGGGCGGCTTCGTCAATGATGGCGCAAGAAGGATTTAATCCATCGCCCGTCTTTTTGGCATCACGGCTTAACGCCTTAAACATGGATTGAGCGTCACCAGCCTTCATGATTTGATGGCGTCCCGTGCTGTACAGGGCAGCAATATCAGGCGGCATTGCGTCAATGAATCCCGTTGCGGCAGTAAACACGATTCCCGCTTGGTCGCGGGTGGTTGCCAGCGAATAGACTTCAGCGCCAGCCTCACCAAAACCAAGTTCATATAAAGCGATTGCCGCGGTAAGCGTAGACTTTCCAGCCTTGCGGGGAATGTAAATAATTACATCCGTCACCATGCGTTTGTTTAAATCTTTCTTGCTGCGGAATCCGTAGACCGCGCAGATGATGAAGATTTGAAACGGCTCAAGGACTAAAGGTTTGCCAGCGTCTGGGCCTTTGGTGTGCTTTAGCGTACCAATGAACTTTAAAACGTGTTGTGCATATTTAGCATGAAATTCATACGCCCACGCTTTGTCCTCAAGCTGGTTTAAAAATCGTTGGCAGGCAAGACGAACATTTCGGCAAACTAGAATCTCGCCGCGAACCACTTGCACGGCATAAAAAATCCCATCTTCGTAATTCATGGGCCAGCCAACAGATCAGCGTATTTGCCGCCTTCAACCTTGTTTGTTGCTAAACGTCCACGAGGCGTAAGTCCCAATTCGTTCATCAAAATGATTGCACGAGCCAAGGCTTTATCGCCTGCGGTCAGGTAGGGGTTAGGGCCAACATTAGCGCCGCCGTTAAATTTGACCACAATGCCGCCTGCCTTAACGCCTTTGCAACATTGGACGTAAATATCCAACTGCATAGCCAGCGCCGCCAAGATGTGCTTATCCTGATTAGAGCCAATGCCGTAGGTGTCCCACAGAAAATCGCTTGTTTCCTGCACGAACGCATCCCTGTCCCAAGCATCAGGGTTGTCTAGCCAATCAGCTTTGGGAACGCGCTGGCGTACTTTTTCGGGCAATGGCTTTGCTTTGTGTTCGGCCTTGGTTCCATGCACGATATGCAACTCAGGCGGCAGTCGGTTGTTCATTTTTTGTCCTTTTTTGGGTTTCCATTTTAGCCACCCCCTATTGGAACCCATTTTGTGCGTTATTGGG